TTCCTTCGTCTGTGTTAAAAATATATTGATAGTTATCTTTTAGTTTCTTTATGAAACTTTCCATTTGTTTTTCTGATTGCATACTACTCAACATCTGCATTAGCTACTGCTTGCGCTTCTTCTGGCAATGCTTTTGCTAATGGTGCTACTTTTCCTCCTGCTTCTGCTAATTGTTGTACTTGTTGCATCTGTTGCATTTGTTCTTGTTGTTGTGCTTGCGCCTGTCTTTCTGCGTCTAATTCAGATTGTGGTTTTAATATTTTTTGAGGTACACCAACAATGCTAGTTAAATGTCTAACTAATTTATCCATATTGATATGATCAAATACTGGAGCAACATTTGATAAGCTACCCATAATTTCTATTGCTCTCATGATAGATGAAAGTTCTGTAGATTTTTGTGCTTTAGCTAATGGTGATACATATTCAATCTCAATGTCTTGACCAGATAAAAAGTCTGGTGCTTGTGCAAATAAATTTCTTCTCATTAAAATTGCAAATGCTCTATCGATTAATGGTTTTAATAATTCAGATTGAAGTCTACCCAAAACTGGTCCAAGCAATCTCATCTTCTCTTCGTTTCTTTGTATAACTTCTGTTGCCGTCATTTGTGGACCATCTTGCATCATTAATTGATTTACATAAAAAGCATTTCTAATTGAGTTTCTTCTTTGCTCTTCCATGTTTAAACCTAGTGTATTGTTTGCACCAATGTTTAGAGGTTCAATTCTATCTCTAGTTCCTGCTCTGTAAAAATTTAAACCACCAGGTACTGTTCTTACTGGTAACATAAAACCATCATCTGGAACAAGTAAAGGTGGATCAACTTGTTTTTGCGCAGACTTGATTATAGTTTTTGACATTTCATTTAGCATCTTAACATCTGGCAAAGCTGTCATTGCAGGAGATCTACCATAGATTTCGTGTGATGCTTTTAAGTATCTAGGTACTACAAAAGGAAACTCTTTAAATCCAGAAACAGATAATTCATCACCACTATCTGCATCCATGTAAATAGATTCAAAAGGCATATTTTCTTTATCTTGTTTTGCAGGATTAAAATCTGATCTAGGATAAACTGCGTGAAGTATATCTACTTCTTCGTAAGGATCCTTCTTTGCTGTAACTGCAATGTGAGTTGATACATTGCCAAACTTTTGTATTGCAGCTCTTGCAGATATTCTAAACTTTCTAAATACTGTATCGATTCTTCCTTTATCATTTTCTGAAATATAAATTTCATTAATGTGTCTTGTAGAAAATTTTAAATTATCTTCATCATCTTCTTCTATAAACATTGCAGCAGTTCCAAATGTAATTAGATCATGATACAATTCAAAAATTTCTTGTTGGAAGTTTGATTGATTGAATGCAGAGTACATAACTTCAGTAGCAGATTCTAACCATGCTTTAGCTTCATCTTCTCCTTCCATTCCTTGATCTTTAAATTTTAAAGAGAACCAAGGTGTTGATGGATTAGTTAGCATACCATGAAGTGATGCTGATAATAATTCTACTGATTGTAATGGCGAACCATCAAAAATAAGTTCTGTTCTTTTATCACCTTTAGATCTTGACTTTGTTACATCTGCTTTTCTTGGTTGCATATAGTCTGCAACTTCTTGCCAATGACTTTCCCAATTTTGTCTTTGTGATTTTAGTCTGTCAAATCTTGATAATAAAATTTTTGCTTTTTCTGATTGTGCCATATTACATTCCTAATAAACTTGGTTTACCTAAAGTCAAGCTACCAGTTGCGCCAGTAACTCCTGTCATGATTGTTGGTGATCTTCCTTTTGCTTTAACTCTTCTTTTTTTTAATTCAATACTATCTTCTACTTGTGCTGCTTTAGCTTGTGAAACTTCTGCAGTAGTTGGTGTTGTTGTTAGTAAAGTTTTTCCACCAATATTTTTTTCAACTACATATGATCCACCACCATTATCATTATTAGATATAGTTCTACCATAAGCATCTACTTTACCCATACCTCTATCTTCCATATATTTTTTAAATGATTCTGGTGAATTTGTGTAAGCAGATTTTTTTCCATTTATAAATTGATCTGCAACATTTTTTTGAAAATAAGATTTATTTACTTCAAATGTTTTTTTGCCAATTAAACCTGAATAAACTGCTCCTACTGGACCTGTAAATTTTGGTGGTTCATATTGCATTTCATTTAATCTTTTTAGATTATCTGCTTTTCTATCTGCTTCTACTTTTGCTTTTGCTTTTTTTGTTTGTGTTGGAGTGTATTGAGTGTATTGAGTTTTAGTTCTGTAAGTTTCCCTATTATCGTCTCCACCACCAAATGATGTTGAAGTTGATGTTGATGTTTTTTTTGCTCCACTATATCCAGAAGAAAAAGCATTAGATGTACTGTAGCTTTCTTTTTTATTAGACGATGAACCTATTGTTGAATAGTCTTTTCCTGCCATTTACTTTCCGAAAGTTAAAGATGATTTAGTATCAGATTTAGTTTCAGATTTAGATTCTCTGTTTACTGCTATACCATTTTGTAAATCATTCATGTTATTAAATTTTGGTTCTGCTTTCTTTGCAGCAGGTTTCATTTTCTTGATAGCTTTTTTAATTTTATCGAACATATTAATCTCCTAATAAAGTTTTTAGTTTTTCTTCCTTATCTTCTTGTATACCTAATGGTCCAGTAAGTATTGTAGACTTTCTACCTCTTCTTCTTCTTTCAATTGCAGCTTGTTCCTTATCAATCTTTGCTTGTTCCTCTGGAGAAAGTTCTGGCTCTGGTGGCTCAACAGGAGCTGGTGGTGGTGGCAATGCTGGCATTTTTGGTTTAAATATTGAACCCATAATTATATAATCCTATAGTTATTATCTGCTACACTTTGTGGCGCAGTTTGTCTAGTATTTAATTCTTGTAAACCTACTGCTAGATACCTCATCGCATCGCAAGCATGACTACTCCAATCATGCACAGGTTTAGATCTAAACATTCTTGATTTGTCTACATACTTCCTGTGGTAATGTCTTAACGCATCTATTAACTTTTTGCAATGGTCTGTATCAAACCAACATCTATTCAATAACATTGTTACTGCATGAATACCTTCTTCTACTGGTAGCTTCGGTACTACCTTAAACCTAACTCCTAACTGATATGCAATCTCTCTTCTGGTTTTGCCATTGCCAAACTCCTGTACATCAATGTCGTGTGGAGCAAAGTGATCTTTGTAGATGTAAGGTTTTTCGTTTAGCATCTGAATATAGTGAGGTAAGCCATGACCTCTTTCTTCATGGTAATCTATTATCTGTACTGCCGTACCTTTTTGTTGAAAAAATATAATACTACTGTGGTCTGCGACACCGAGATCCCAGGCAGTTGAGACAGGCAAAGTAGGATCGTAGGGAACTCTAGCTAGTTGTTTCTTGTCATCTAGTTTTGCTATTTCTTCTCCATAGATTGCACCTTCTATATTGGCTATCCAATCGCACTCAAATTCTTGCAGGTACTTTTTTTCACCCATAACTTCTTTTGCTTTATCTAATTCTTCCTGGTCAACTATCTTTGTTTCACTTGCTTTAGCTTTGTAGTTAAACCAATCTTCTGCACCATTTGCGTGTTGGTATAGATCATAGAAGTTATTATTCATTCCTGCAGGTGTACCAATAAAGACACAGTAACCTTTACGATCTGATAGAGCTGGTCTAATTATCTCTGCAAATAGCTTTCCATCGATGTTTGCGTACTCATCTATAACGCAGCCATCCAGGTAGATACCTCTCAATCCATCAGAGTTTTCTGCTCCGAGTAATGTAATCCTAGCACCATTTGGCAGATCTACTCTTAACTCTGTTTCATTGAACTTTGTTGATGGGATTTTATCAGTAAACTGTTTCATATAATCCCAGGCAATACTTTTTGCCTGTTTAAATGTAGGAGCAATATATGCAAATCTTGGGTTCTTATGTGGACACATTAATGCAGATTTGATTAAATGGTTGATCATGCATACTGTTTTACCGAACCTTCTGTGGCAAACTAGCACACTCCATCTATGATTGTTAATCTGTTTATGTAAAAATGCTTGATGCTTCCTTGGTGTGTAAGGTATTTTAATATTCATTAGTGTATCATATTGGATCTATCACCATGATCTAGTGGTTGATAATCAACACCTAGTGTTACCATGACATAGTTTATAAACAAATTTGCAGATTCTTTATTAGGAATACCAATAAATTTAACTGTTACTGAATTAGTTTTCTCATCTATAAAAGCAATACAATCAAAATCGTCTGTGTCTAGATAAGCCATATACCATATGTAGTGGATTTGAAAAAAAATAAAACAAAAAAGTGTTTGTGTATAACTGGCTAGGTGTCTGTGTGTCTGTTGAAATTATCCATGTATATATATATAATAATTTGCGCGCATAATCTGGGTGTGACCCCCTCGCGCAAT